GAATTATGGAACGAATATTGGAGTGACTATTTATGAAAGGGAGGATTAGATTTTATATAACAGAAGTGGTGGGTGCGTTAGCACTCATCGCTTTTATTTCAATGATATTATTATCTGGATTGGCATTTATTAATTAGGAGAAACAATGAACTATGCAGACGGAGATATGATTAACTGCCTTGGACAACGATGGGTAATTGAAAGAGACAAGGATGACCCTGATGTCTGGTGGGCTAGCAATAGTGATGGGGAAGAGATCGAGTTCTTTCCTGGCACTGAAGATTGGCACGATAAATTAGGAGATAGATAATGATAGAACCTTTACCAAAATATACAAGGGAGTGGTATAGATGGAAGCACTCTCAGAATATACCTGAGTTTGATGGTGATGATTACCAATCAGACAGGGACAAGCCAAGATTAACTCGGCAAGTTGATGCTGTCAGAATGTACATGGAGGGCAAGAAGAATGTTACCCTTCGCCAGATAGCAAAAGACTTAGGGTATCCAGAGTCTAGTATCTCAGCTCAGCTAAGAAACCTTAGAAAGAAAAGGTTTGGTGGCAGAACAGTGACAAGAGAATATGTCAGGCTAGGATTGTATAACTATACACTGGAGCCAGAAGATGCTTGAACACATGATGCTTAAAACTTTGAAGGGCATTAGAACTAGAGATCAAATGTCTCAAGAATTTTTAGCATACAAGATTGGCATTGAAACTTCTACTCTCTCACGTTGGGAGAGTGGGAGTCGCAGTCCTAGTATGCATAATTTTATTAGTTGGGTTAATGCTTTGGGCTGTACTTTATCTATACAGTATAAAGATGGGGAGTAAAAGCAAAGCCAAAGGATCCTATCACGAGCGATGGTTTGTGAAGTGGCTAGAAAAGATTGGGATTAAAGCTAAGAAGCAACCACTGTCGGGCAGTCTGGGTGGTGAGTACCGAGGTGATATAATCTTGCAGTTAAAGAGCAAAGATTATATTGCCGAGGTGAAGTACAGGTCTGGGAATAATTTCCCTAATCCTTTCAATGTGTTAGACAACAGGGACTTGGCGTTGTATAAAAGAAAGACAGGGAAACCAGCAACGCTAGTTATTATGAGTGGTGAAGTGTTTGAAGAACTAATGGGAGAAGATCATGCCAACATTAAAGCCGGTAATACCTCTTGATTATGTAGCGGAAACTTTAAAAGAATCTGGCGAACGATATTATATTTCAGAATATATCTGGAAAAATAGTGGGGGTAATTGTACCTATCGCAAAGGTGAGGAAACCTATGAAGAGGATGCAAAGAAATTTGTTAATGAAAAATTCAGTAAGTATAACTGGTGGCACAATAAACACTCAGACTTCTGGACATTTGTTGATGATACTAACAAAGAAACCTTTGAGTTTGAATGGAATAAAATAACTATTCAAGTAGAGATAAACCACTTTGGTTATTGCTTGCAGATGAATGGTGGCACTCATCACCATGCATGGGAGCTCCAAACTAAAGGGAATAAATTATCATTTGTTAAGATGAAGAATGGAGTCTATACCACTGAAGGAGTAACTCCATTACCTATTACTAGCACTGGCTTTACATCTGGTCACACATTTAATCGTGATCCATTTGATTACATTAGGGTAGATAAACTTAAAGAATATTTACTTGAAGAACTTGGTGATCCACCAGAACAGGGAGATTTATTCTCATGAAATGGACAAAGAGAACATTTAAAAAAAGAAACCCTGTTGCGAAAGCACTTAACTCTAATGAGTTTAGACAAAGAGTTGTGCCAAATAAAAAGTCTAAGATTATTAAACGAAAACTAAAATGGATTAGGCTTGTAGATTTTAGAGAGGAAATATAATGGCATTCAGCTTGATGGCTAAAGTTTGGAACGATGAAACACTGCATGATGGGGTAAGTAAATTTATTTTATTATGCCTTGCTGATTATGCAAACAATGAAACCTTTGAATGCTATCCTAGTTTGAATAGCATATCAAAACGTACTGGCTTTGCATTGGCTACAATCAAAAGACACTTGGATAAACTGGAAGATGATGGGTATATTAATCGTGTCTCAGGAGATTCAAGAACGTCTAATAGGTATCATGTGTATCCATTAGTGTGCAAGGTAGGCTCAGAGAGAGCCAACGTAGGCTCAGAGAGAGCCACTAACCTATCAACTAATCTAGATAAACTCTCTAAAAGGTTAACCGATGATTGGAAACCTAAGAAGAAAACGCTAGATCAAATTAACAAGAAGCATGGAAAGGGGAAGTTAGACCATGACAATGAAACCAATAACTTTATCAACTATTACCTCGGTCAAGGAAAGACTAGGCAATGGAAAGACTGGGACAGGGCTTACCAGAACTGGTGCAATAGAGCAGTACTCTTTAACGAAAGAGGAAACGTCACTAGCCTTAGTAAATTTAAAGCTAATAAAGTTTCCAATAGAAACGGACATAGCGATGGCTTCTTTGCTGGACTCGCTAAGCAATTCTCCTCTGATCACGAAGATCAAGACTACGAGTGACAATCGTATCAAAGAAATCAAAATGTCTGTCCCAGACAAGGCCGTTTTTAAGAGGGCTAGACAGGTCATCTTAGGTTCACTAGTACCTTTGCCTAAAAAAGAGATTCTTGCCCGTCTAGTGGGCCTCTCAGCGTTGCTGAAGCCCCCTTTCGGGGAGACTTCTAAAGACTTGAAGTACAGAATGAATGCTTTCGTGGAAAATTTGGCAGACACACCTGCTGATATTGTGGTATATGCTATCAAGGAAATCAGTGAACAGGAAGATTACTGGCCGAGTTGGTCTAAGTTCGCTGAGAAAATTAATTGGCGTGTAAGAAACAGGCAAAGATACTTGGAAGTATTAGACCAGACATGGATATCGCAGACAAATTCAGAGAACTTACGAAGCATTACAAGTGGGACAAAGTAGAACCGTTAAGGAAATACTTTGATAGTGTTGACATAGTACAGAAAGTTAAGATCCTTAAACAAATTGAGGAGCAGAATAAAAAGAGGAGAAGATAATGGGAGTAACAGGTTCATTTATAACAGGGTCAGTCAAAGTTTACAGCACTTTAATTATGCTAAGCTTTCCAACTGCCGAAGAGTGTACTGAATTTCACAACAAAAGATATGGAGAAGATACTAAGTGCTTTGCATCTTACAAAGATACTTATGATATCCCACCCATTCCACCCAACAGACCAGAAGGATTAGGATTATGCACTGGAAGAAGAATCTGTCCAAGATAAAGCGACAATTAATAGGAGCAAACGCAAGGAGAAGATCCGTTACCCTTGCCCCTGCTCCAGATATTTCTGGGAAAGATAGCCCCGATTGGATGTATGCTGCACAAGATTTCTATGAAGATACCAAAGAGGAGGATCATTTCTATACCCCTTGGCATGAGAAACGCAGTAAGATTTACGACTACGAGTAGTTAACGTAGTTAACACTGGACAAGGTGGATAAGGTGGATTATAAATAATTAGGGAGAATCTCATGGATAGAACTGGTTTCATTGGTGGATCTGATTGCAGTAAAATTATGCAAGGGGATTGGTATGACCTATGGATGGTAAAGACCGGAAGAAAAAAATCTGATGATCTATCTATGAACTGGCAAGTACAGGTAGGGATAGCTACTGAAGATTTAAACTTGCATATATTCTCCCATGAATACGAAGTTGAATTGGAAAACTACCAGAAAAAATTTGAAATGAATTGGAATGGAGTACCCTTACGAGGTACGATTGATGCCTCCGTCAAGGGCAGTGATGCTATTGTTGAGGCTAAGCATACTAATTCTTTTTCAAAGATGGATGCTCAAGTTGATCGTTACTACCCACAGCTACAGTTTTATATGTGGGTAGCCAATGCCAGCTTGTGTTACTTCCCTAACCTGTTTGGGAATGGGAAGCCTTGGAAGTGTGTTGCCATAAATAAAGATGGGGAGTTTATAGAACGGCTCAAAGAAAAACTCGTTGTCTTTTGGCAGTATGTATTGCGTGATGATGAGCCACCAAAGGGAGAAGAATAATGAAAAATTTAGAAAATATTAAAAAGTTAATTAATTATCTGGA